TAGGCGTCGGCGTAGGTCGGGTCGTTATTCTCTAGGGCCGCCAACAGCGCGGTCTTGTGCGCGTTGCTGGTCGTCTCGCGCGCCATGGCTTCCTGCCATTCGGCCGACTTGCCGAGTAGTTGGGCCTGCCGGTAGGTTTCCGCGCGAATGCGCTCGACGGCAGAATTAATTGCGTCGGGGTTGTTCCAGTTCAACCCGATTTCACGCATCGCGGTGTCCTGGACGCCTTCGGATACCGATAGCCCATAGGTCTTGAATTCCTGTGCCTCGTGCTGCATGGCCTGCCCGCGCATCGAAGTGAGAATATCGTTCGCGTGCAGCGAGAAGGCTTGCTGCTGGGCGTCATTGCCTAGGGTGCCGGCGATTTCGTCGATGCTACTCTTGAGCTTGTCGCCGTACTCATCGGCCAGGGGTTTGCCGTCTGGCCGTTCCAAGGCGTCGATGCCCTTCAGGTTAGTGAAGCCGACGTCCTTGTCGTAGGTAAGGCGCAGCGCGGCTTCCTTGGCCTTGTTGAGCGCATCGTCAACCCGCAACTGGTTGGCCTGCTGCGCGATATCGGTGGCGATTCTTCCGGCATCGCCGCCGAACTGCTGCATAGCCTGGCCTATTTGCTGGTCTTGACGGCCAGCGACATCGGGCATGGTGGGCGCGCCGAAGCCCGCCGGCGGCATGTTGGTGGCCGCAACTTGTGGGGAGTCATAAACAGGTACGGTGGGCATGGTCAAGTACCAAAGCTACTGTAATCGCGGGAGTATCCAGGAGGTATAACCCGACCAGTATTGGATGGAGTGTCAAAAAGGCCGGCTTTATTCATGAGATACCAGCTATTCGCCACGCTGCCAGCGCTACCCAGCAGCGACGAGAAGCCGGTCGCGAGCGGGCTGATGGTGCTTGCAGTCGCACGCCCCATAGCCGCCTCATTCTGGTAATTGACGCCTTGAGTTCGGTAACCCCATGCGCTGCGCACGGCGTTGGCGACCAGCGTGTTGGCGTCAATTTCCTTCATGATGTCGGTGGACGCCTGCACCTCGGCCGCGTTGCCCTCGCCCAGGTCGATGCCGTTGGCGGCCATAGCCGCGCGCTGGCTGCTCTTTATTTGCCCCGCCTTGAGGGTAAGCGCTCCGACCTGCTGCTGGCCCTGGTTAAGGGCCGATTGCGCGCCCAGCTCGGCGATTCGCGCGTTGATGCCGGCGATATCCGATTGAAAGCGCAAGTTGTTTTTTTGGGATTGCGCGCTGTAGTAACTGCCGATAGCCGAACTTAACGCGCCGCCAATCTGCGAAAACATCGCCGCTTGTGCCAACTGGTTCGACTGGTTTGGACTAAATATCATGACCTAGCTCCGATAATTAATGGCAACGGTAGCGCCCGCCCGCGCGGCTACGTGCACCGGTTCAAGCGCCGAGCGCAATCTCGGCAGTCATTGAAACAACGGTGAGCGGCAGTGGGTCGGACTGACGCACGAAAATCTGCCCGCTATCGCCCCACGAGGGCGTCAGCAATATTTGAATTTCCTCGCTCTTGAGCGATGGAGGCGAGCCGTATGGCTCGGTCGTGCGCTGCTTGGCTTCGGTCAGGTTGTCAGCGTCAGGCCCCACGAAGATACCCGACGAGAGATAGACGCGCAGCCACACCTTGTTGACGTTCTTGTAGCGCCCCTGGCCGAAGCTACTATCTATTTGCGCGGCCATGGGCAGGGTTTGCAGGTCGGCGGCAATCGGCAGACCTATCTGCACCTTGCTGGCCGCCTGGTCGAGCGTGATGCTACCCGACGTGACCACGCGCTGCGGATGCACCGCACCATCGGCCAAGATGTTGACTGTTTTACCTTCGAGGTGGTTTAGCCCGCTGATCGTGGTCGCGGGCGCGCCCGAGTAGGTCAATCCACAATCGACGAAGAAGGCATCGGCCGGGTTGGTAAACTGGCGCGAGGCCATGCGCTCGACATAGCGCACCGAATTGCCGCCAATGGTACGGAGAACAATACAATAAAGCACATCCTCTCCGCCCTCGGCTACTACCGTGCAGGACTCGAACACCCCATCTGTATCGTGCTGGTGCCACGCGCCAATCTGTTGCTCGGGCACGTAGGTGAGACCCAGCAACTTGCCGCTGCTGCTGATGAACCAGACGAGGGGCTGCGGTGCCTTGGCATAGGCCATGTCAAGCACGTCGAAGGTATCGAACAGGTGCGTGGCGCGCAGGGATAAATCCCCGGTGATGAAGCCGTTGGCCTGCCAGGAATAACCGAGTTCGCGCACGTGGCCACCGCGAGCTGCACCATAAATCAGGCTGTTGTTAATGATTACCGGCTGCACGTTGGACGCGCCGACGTAGGACTGCGGGCGCACGCTGATGGTGGTCGGCGTGATGGCATCGGAATTGACTGATGTAACGCGCCACTCGGCTGAACTGGTGAGCAGCAAGAGCTGGGTCAGCGGCACGATATGGCGGATGGTGTTCGCCTCGCGGGCGGCCACGCGGAAGGCGATGCGGTCGTCATCACGGATAGGCAGCGAGTAGCACATTGCCGATTCGGTGCCGCTCCGCGTCATCCAGATGTTTTGGGGCTTGTTGATCGTGCCAGCGAAGCAGCGCCGTTGCTCGAAATAGGATACGGCGGCCGGATAGTCGCCGGCCGCGTTGAACACAGTTTCATAAATCGGCGGGGTCTTGCCCAGGTCGGGCGCGATGGTGTCGTCTATAATCGAAAGCCCGGTGGTTTGCCCGATGTAGCCATATAGGCCGCCTTGCAGCTTATAGATGTTGTACCGGGACGCGCCGGCCACAGCGCCCCAGCTTATTGTATTCCATTGGCCGGTTGTAAATAGATTGTTCGTGCAGGTGGCAACCGCTGAGGCAGCCGACTCGCTATACCCATCTGCGGCAGTAGCGGTAACGACGTATTTGTATGTGTAGGTCGAATCGGTTGCGTTGGGCGTCGCAACCACGCCCGTGGGTGAGGCGATGGCCGGGGCGAACGCGATGGTGGTCAATTGCCAGGTGGTCGCGCCCAGGCGGCGCAGTTCGCACGGCGCGTAGTTCGGGTGTGTCAGGGTCAGCACGTCAGCCGATTGGACATAGTGCAGGTCGAACAGGTCGGCCTCGGCGAACGGGTTGGCGATCTCATACGGCGCGCCGCCATTCAAGAGGGTGGCGCCCTGTGTGTGAAAGCGAAAGTAGCCCGCGCCCACCTCGATCACCATGGTTTGCGTGGTCGAGTAGGTGAACGGAATCAGCCGCACTTTCTTGGTCGAATCCTTCACCGCGCGCACAAACTGAAAACCGGCCCGGTTCTCTGCCGGGCCTTGCGGCTTGGTGATGAAGTTGCGGCACTTTGCCAGCCCGCTTTGGTACTTGGAGTCGTCAATCCGCCCGAACATTTCCGGGCTGATCTCGCCGCCAGCGAAAGAATGCTGCAGGGTGCGGGTGCTCGACATGCTTACCTCCCGCTGATCCAGTCGACGTTATGCTGCGGGCTGATGCGCCGTTGCGCGGCGTCGGATTCAACAGCCATCGAGAGATAGCTCTGCGCCAAGGCGGCGCAGCGCTTGGATTCAGCGGCGCCCGCGTCCCCTTTTAGCAGCGGCCCGGCCAGCATCGACGCCAGGTGCCAAGACAAGGCCATGGTGAACAGCGGCGAGAACTTGGTTGTATCAGTCACGATGCTGGTATAGCGCAGCACGGCGTCGGCCTGGTCTGTGAAAATCACGTTGTTGCCGCTGCCGTCTACTTCGCAGGAAAACGCTTGCGGCACGTAGGAACCGCCAGCCGCTGCCGGCACGTTCGCGGCGCCCATGCTGTAGTCGTCGGTGGCGTCGGGCGGAAGAACGGCGATGATGTTGAGCGCGCCGGACGGTTGGGCATAGGAATAGTCCCATTCGGGCCAGCCGCTGCCCAATAGGGCCAGCGAAACGCGCGAGGTGGCAAAACCCCACGAGTGCATCTCCAGCATGGAATCGCGGGCCATGGGGTAGAAGCGCGCGCAGTGTTCAGCCTGCGCCGACCCTTCGGGCGGGTCTATGCTTGTCAGGGTCGCGGTGTCGCCCAGATGCGCCAGGGCTAGGTTACAAATATCGACTTCGGATGCCATCGCGTGCTCCTAAAAATACGGGGGCGCGAGGCCCCCGTAAACTGCTTCCCTGGAGAGAAACGGTTAAACCAGGCTTTCGCCGGCCTGGTCAGCGCCAGAGGCGTCGGATGCCGGTGCGTCGGCGCCCTTCTTCCCTTTCTTGACCAGTTCCAGGTTGTCGGCGATCTCGCCATCGTATTCGACGATTTCACCTTCTTCGACGATGCGGCTACCGATATAGGACTTTTGCAAAACGCGGACTTGTGCCATGGTTCAGTCTCCTTACAGCACGGCAAAGCCGCCGGGGTAGAACTTCTGGCCGTCTTGCGTTTCGAGGCCGAAGTCCGCAACGAAGGCGCCAGCAGTGCCGGTGCCGGTAATGACGTAGCGAATGCCCAGGTAGCGCTGGCTCTTGCTGCCGATGCGCGGATTTAGGTTCGCAACGAAGCGCGCGCCAGCCGTCAGCGAAGCCACTGGGATGGCGCCCGTGGTGCCGACGACATTCAGGTTCGCGGTGAGCGCGGCGTCGTCAGTGGTGATGGCTTGGACTTCAATAGAAGTCGCGCCAGCCACGGCCGTAACCACTTCGGTACGAAGAGAAAGTTTTTCGCCTTCGCCGATATCGCGGGCTTGCAGCAGGTCGATGGTGTTGGTGGAAAGCACCGGGCCGGTGCCGGTGACGGTTTGTCCGGTCACAGTGCTGCCGGAGATGGAACCGGAAACGAGCAGGTTGTTGTCTACGATCATGGTAATTTCTCCTTATCCATTAAACTACGCGGGCTTCGGTATTCAGAAGCTGGTCAACCTTGCGCAGCGGCACGCCCAGGAAGTCCAGCCAGCGGGCCGGTTGGCCGAATTGCGTCAAACCTTCCTGCACACTGATGGCGTTTTGGCTCTTGTTCAGGGCCTGAATGCGCATCATCGAGAACAGCGTGCGGTTCATATAGAACGCAGCGCGGCCCATGGACAGGTTGGGAATGCGATCCAGCGCGCGGCTCATGAGCTTCACCAGGTCAGCAGCGCCGGACTCATTCACCAGGTTGGCGGTGTTAATGTTGGCAATGCGCACGACATAGCGCCAATCTTTTACGACGAGGCCGTTCTTCCACTGGTAGTGGGTCTGGTACGCCTTGAAGGGGTTGTTGTTGCTGTCGTAGATGGTGAGGATGCTGTCGTCCTCGGACACGAGGCCGGCCTTCGAGCCCTTCGGGAACGGGCAGAAAACCGTGTTTTCGCCCCACACCACCAGCCAGATGGAGGCGTTGTTCGAGGCGGTGCCGCCCGCGTCAAGGATGTTCTGCGCGTTGCCGGCGCCGGCAAGGGTGCCGTAGCGGGTGGATAGGCCGAGGTACTGGCGCGGGTCGGTGGCCGGGTTGCCGTAGAACATGGTCTGTGCCTGCGCCTGGTTCATGGCTTCCAGGAAGGCCACATCCTCAGATAACCGGAAGGCGGCGGTGTTGCCGTTCAGTTCGGCCAGGTCTTTATCGACCGCGCTGTAGGCTTCCAGCATGCCGCAAGACTCATCAACCTGAGCCGTGGTGCTCTTGGAACGCGGCACGCCTTGGTTGAGCGAGCGCCAGTAAACGGTCGGCAAGCCGGTTCGGATATTGACACGGTGGCCGGTCGGCAGGTTGCCCTCGATGAAAACCGCATCTTCGAGGATTTCGTTAGTTTGATTCAAGATTTCGGCGATCTTGACCTCGACCTTACCTTCGGGGTCTAGGCGCTTCGCCCAATCGGCGAGGGTGAGTTGACCGCTAGTGAGAGTTGCCATTTAAGTGCTCCTTATTTCAAATCGCTGTTTGGATACAAGGATCGTGCGTCATTAGCATCGGGCGGGGCGCCCTTACCACCAACGAACTTGTCCTCGCTGATTGCTTTCCCGGCGCGATAAAATGCGCGGATAACTTCCGGGTTGTTACCTAGACCAGACTCATTCAGCAGCTTTTTCAGTTCAGGCGTGCCAAAGGCGTCGAGTGCCTTCTTGGCCGTGGCAAGGTTTTCGGGTAGCTTGTCGCCGCCGAACTCCTTATCGGTCTTTGCACTATCCGCCCAGGCGGTGCGTACCGCCTCAATCTGTTCGACTTGGCGCGCCTGGATAACAGGTGCCACCTTGTCGAGTACCTTCTGCGCGGCGTCTTGTGGCAGGTTCAATTCCTTGGCGATTTCGGAGTAAGCGCTCAATACGGCATCGTCAAACTTCTGCCCCTCGGGTGCTTGGAACTCGTACTTCTCGGGCGCGCCTTGCGGCTTCGCCTGTTCGCCTTCGGTCTTGGCGCCTTCGGCCTGCTGGCCATCAGCGTTCTGTCCTTCGGTCGCTTGCTGCTGTTGCGCCGTTTGTTCGCTACCGGCAGCCGGTTGGCCTTCGGTTTGCGGAGTCACGGCTTGCTGCTGGTCGGCTGTTTGGGTGTTTTGGCCGTCGGTCATCAGCGTTTCAGTGGTCATTCTTTGCTCTCCTTGAGCATTTCGGTATAACGGTCGGGGCAGTGCGCGGTGACCTGTGCCAGCAACCTCAGCCCCTCGTTGCGCGTGCCCTCGTTAAAG